TCAGTTGGTAGAGCAGGGGATTGAAAATCCCCGTGTCGGCGGTTCGATTCCGTCCTCGGCCACCATTTCTAAGCGTTGCAGCGCGGGCATTTCGCCCCTTCCAGTCGCTGCTGATCCAACAGCCTTCCATTTGATTTGATCCGATTTTGCACCAGTTGCCAAAGTCGGTAAACGTGCTGCGTCCATCGCCAGGTGTTCCGGCGACAAGTGAGCGTAGCGCAAGACGGACTGATACGAGCGCCAGCCACCCAGCTCCATCAATGAGCGCAGTGACGTCCCAGCCATGACGTGCCAGCTAGCCCATGTGTGGCGCAGATCGTGCCAGCGCAGCGGCGCAATGCGCGCGCGTCGCTGGGCCGCCTTGAAACCATGGTTGTTGCCGCGGTCGTACGGCTCGCCCTCGTCATTCGGAAAGACCCAGCGCGGGTGCTTGCCCTTCTGGGTAGCCAGCACGGCCATCGCCTGGTCGTTGAGTGGCGAACCAATCGCACGTTTGGCCTTGACCTGGGTGCCGGCCACCCAAGCCACCTTGCGGCGCAGATCGATCCGGCTCCATTCCAGGCGCAGCACATTCTGCTCGCGCCAGCCGGTGGCCAGCGCAAACAGGTAGGGCGCCCGTAGATGCTCGGCCAGTTCGTCGTGCAGCCGCTCGGCCTCGCTGACCGTCAGCCACCGATAGTCCTCTTTTGCCTTGCCGTTCTCCTGCAGGCGCATCGCGGGAACATGGTCGAGCCATCCCCAGCTGTGTGCCGCGCGCAGGATGGAGCGCACCAGTGCAAGCATCTTCTCCGCGGTGCAGCGGGAGGTTGTGCGCTCGTCCTTGCGGCCAGCGCGCTTCACGCGCGGCTCGGCCATGCGGAGTACCAGCAGTTCCGCAAGCAGATCCGAGTCGATCTCCCCCAGGTGCTTGTCACGCAGATGGGAATCAAGCCAGCGCAGGTTATGCAGGTCTTTGCCGAGGCTTCGCTTGCCCTGCTTATCAGCCAGCCAGCGTGGCACGGCTTCGACCCACCGGCGCTGTGGCTTCTCGCCTAGGCGGCTCGTGCGGTACGCTTCCGCGTGGAGTTTTGAAGCCCACTCGGTTGCGAGCGTCCGGTCGGCAGTCCCAGTGCTTCGAAATACGCGCTGTCCGCTTGGGTCGGTGTAGCGGACGTGCCAGGTGCCTTTTTTGCCGCGCTGGGTGAGGGTGTAGGGACTTCTTGCCATGGTTCACCGGATAGGTAGGCGTCGAGTGCCGCCTTGTGGAATCTCCATCGGCCGCCGAGTTTGCGGCCAGGTGGATGTTTGCGGGTCTTCATCATTCCGCGCAGGGTGACTGGGTGCAGTTGCAGGTAGTCAGCGGCCTGCGGGAGCGTCATCACCTCGGTGGCTTCGGCTTCAACCATCTTCCCTCTCCGCGTGAGCAGGACAGCGGCCGGAGGCACAGCCAGTGCGCACCTCGATCCGAATCGGCGCGCGGTGCGCGAATGCGAAGGCCGCTGCGAACAGGGCCACCCCTAAGCCGTCAGCAAACAGCTCGGCTGTACTACCCGGCGTTTTATTCCAGCCAAAGTAGCTGGTCTCCATTCCCCACCAGCAGAAAGCGATGAGGGCAATCGGGACGTTGAGCTTGCGCATCACGGCTGCAACTCGCCTGCCGGCTTGGCCTGCTGGTCGGCACTATCGGCGAACGGCGCGAGCGCTTCGCGCAGCTGCGTCGCTCGCTGCGGGCCAAACCACAGCCCTGCGCTCACTGCACGGTCGCCTGCTTCTTCCGTTCCCTGGCCAGCCGCATCAACTAGGCTTTCAACCCGCTCGCGCGCCCGCACCAGCCTGTCCGCCAATTTCCCGTGCCCAGTTGCAGCAAGGACGTTGCAAGCGCGCTTCATCACATCTACCGGATCTTCGGCCGCAATCAAGTCGAACATCACGCACCATCCTTCGCCGCTGCCGGCTGGGGGTGGGTGGCGAGCATGGCGGCGTCGATAGCTTGGCGAAGGTCATCTACGTGCGCCTCCGCGACAAACTGAATTCTGTTTGGCATGACGAATTTACTCACCCGCCAACCAACATCCGCATCGCCGGCACCGGTTGGAATTTCGATTGGGTCCAGACGCCAGTATTCCCGCGCGATTGCATCGATTCGCTCGGCATCCCGTTGCACATCCACCGGCACAGCAGCAGGCGCGGGCGGGGCGGTGTACAGCGGCACGATGTACTTCGCGTTAATCCTGGGCCACAGACCCTCCTTCGACCCCCTTCCCATCGCCATGTACTCGGCAGATTGAGCCTGTCGAAACTCAGTGTCGGCATACATTGCCGGCTCCTGCCCAACCGGCTCGCCGGCGGTAAGTGCCTCGGGGGCCGGTCGCAGCGCCATCGGCCGAACGAACCAGGCATAGGGGCCGTCTTCGGTGTCGCCTTTCCATGCGAGCCGCCAGTCGCCCTCTGGGGCTTCCGGATTCCAGGCGCGCATTTCTTTCCAATACAGCTCGCCGCCTTCCTCTGTAGCCTCATCGCTGAACTCGCCGGCAACAATCTGGAAGTCGAAGCCCTGAGCGTGCACCAGCTTATCCAGCGCGTCCTCCCGATGGTCGGGCCAGCTCGGCAGATCCGGGTGATAGAGGTCGCCATCGCCGTTGGCGCGCAGGCGCTCCGCTCGGTAAAGCCCACGCCACGGGTCGGTAACGTCGATGGGCGCATCTCCACCGCTTGCCGCAGCGGCTTGCAACTTTCCGGAGTTGCCGGATTGTTCGTTCATGCTGCTTTCTCCATGTCCTCGGCCTTCGCCAGGCCGTCGAGGTAGTAGTTCAATCGCCGCTGATCGCCGGGGTACTGCTCGGCGCATTTCTCTGCGGCCTGGCGCCAGTCATCGACTGTCGGTTTCGGCTTGATGCCGAGCGGGAGCTGGGTGTCGGCCGACCTCACTGCTCGGTCTTCCGGAAGCTGATGACCCACACCCAGGGGTTGGCGTCCCAGTCGCCGCCGGTGCCGTCCCACAAGCAGCGGAACAGCTGTTGAGGTGTCAGGGTTTCGTCGGCGTCGGGTACGTGCCGCAGGAAGTCGATGCCCTCGGCCTCCGCATCGGCCGCGCTGATCGCCTGCAGCCGCTCGACGCGCACGTCGGTGATCTCCAGCACCAGGCGGCAGGCCCAGCGCGGCATATGGACGCTGGGATTCCACCAAGGGTCATCCACGAAGGACTGCATGCCGTTGCGTTCAAAGGGCGTAAGGCTGCGATACGGCCAAGGTTCGCCGCCCAGCATGTAGATGGGTGGGAACTCGCCGTCAACGCGGTAGATCGTGCGGTACGAAACGGGCGGTGGTCCCGGAATTCCGGCGCGACCCTCGTGCGAGTACCGGCCATCGGCGACCTGCAGAGGGTGGACCTGTTGCCACGTCTCCCGCACCCACAGCCGGTCGCCGATCTTCCCGAACGGGCAATGCACACGACCAGTGCGAGAACCCGGAAGCTGCGATGCCAAGCTCTGCGAGAGAGGGCGCCCTGCCGAGTCCTGTCCGAAGTTGATGCCGTTCCAGCAAAAGTTGCCGCTTGCATCGATGCTGGGCTGAGGTCTCACCGCGTGCCGCGTCTGCGACTTCGCGCCGGACAGGATGGCGCGCACCTCGTGCGCTTTGAGGCGGATGGGGCGCTCACGCATGACTGAAAATCCCCAGGCGCCGCATGCGCTCCCTGTAGCGCACTTCCTCACGGCTGGGCACGCCAAGCCACTCGGCAAAACTTTCACTCGATTCGGATTTGAGATAGGCGCGATACCGTCGCTGACCTGGCGTCAGCTTCGGCTCCGGCGGCAACTGCTCGACCTTGGCCGCTTCGGCATCGCGGCCGGCTGCCGTAACCGTGAAGATGTCATCGCCACCAGAGAGTGCGTTGCCGCTATGGCGCTGCATCAGGCCGAGCTCAACCAGCTGCATGCACGTCGGATGGTCTTTGCTCCCTTCGCCGGTGACGAAGTGATTCCGGTGGCTGGGTTTGCGTCCGTACTCGCCGGTGCCGAGCGAGTGGCGCAGCACGTGCAACTCGGCCTGTGTCAGGTCACGCATGGTTGTGCTCCTTGTCGATCGCCGCGAAGCGCTGCGGGATCTGGGTGAGGTCTGGGCGCTGGCCGTTGCGCCAGGCGGTCTGGTAGTGGCGGCCGAACTGCTCGCGGAGCTGTTCGATCTCGCGGGCTTCGGGCGACTGGGTGGCGCGGCGCAGCTGGCGGGCGCTTTCGTAGCGCTGGAGGCGCGCGGCGGCGGTGATGTCCGGCGCCATGCCGGCGAGGTCGTGCTGCACGATGGCGTCGAGGCCGCGGCCGAGGAGGGCGATGGTCATGCGACATCTCCCAGCGGCAGGCCGATCTGTGTCGGCAGTGCCGCCTCGCGTGCAGCGGCTTCGACGGCGGCGGCGATGCGTGCCTCCGCGATCGCGGCATAGGTCGGGTCCATTTCGATGCCGACGAAGGCGAAGCCCTCGAGCACTGCGGCCTTGCCGGTGCTGCCGCTGCCCATGAAGGGGTCGAGCACGGTGCCGCCGGCCGGCGTGACCAAGCGGCACAGGTAGCGCATCAGGTCAGTCGGTTTTACCGTCGGGTGATGGTTGCCATTGCGCGCTGCCCAATCGGCGCTCTGGCAGTCGCGCATAGTTGCCTCGGCGTGCACGGCAGCGGTGTGGCCGAGGTACAGGCCATCATTCCGATCGGCGCGCGACGCCTTGGCACAGTAGAAGAAGCGCGCCGCGCTCCCGCTGTCCGCGCGCCGCGCGCCGGGGCGCATTTTGAACCCGACCGCACCAGCGTTCTCGCTGTCAGCGCTCGCTTCGTCACCGCGGCCTCGCCGCATGGAGCCATAGACGTTCTGGGTCTTGCGTTGATCGCTCTGTGTGCTGGCATCTGCCATCTGCCCAGGTGCATCCGGAAACGCCGCCAGCACTTCGGCGCTGCCGTCGTGGATCAGATTGGCGGGCCAGCGGCCGGCTGGCTGTAGGAACTCTCCCGCGGTGGCACCTGGCCGATTCATGCCGGTGGGGCTGAGACTTTGGGACACGGAGCGCCCGCCGTTGACCGCATAGGCTCCGCCACCCAAGTGCTCGAGCGTTTCTATGCGGCATCCGTCGATGTTCAGGCCGCCGGTGCCGTGCATCGCAACATTGGCTGCCACGGTGCCCACCAGTGGCTTGCGCGCCATGGTGATCGGCTCCAAAGCCGGCTTAAGGGCGGTGCCGCCCCACGCGCCGTTGTGCGACTTCGGGAATCCTGAGCCGTAGACCCAAGCGATCATGTCGCGGATCTCGAAGCCTGCGTCCTCAATGCGCACGGCCATGCGGTGCTGCGTGCGGGTGCCGGCAAAGGCCAGCAGGTGGCCACCGGGCTTGAGGACGCGCAGGCACTCGGCCCAGATGGCGGTGCTGGGCACGTCGTAGTCCCAGCGCTTGCCCAGGAAGGACAGGCCGTCGGGCGGGTCAGTGACGATCGAGTCCACCGAGGCATCGGCCAGGGTGGGCAGGATGCTGAGGGAGTCGCCCACGTAGATTTGAGCAGAGCGGGTCATGGCAGAATGCCCCTCACGACGGAGGAGTTATGAATATCGAGTTCTGCCCACTTGCCGCGGATTGGGGGAATGTTTCTGACTGGATAACAGTTGCGATGGCGGCCATCAGCGCAGCGATTGCAGCAGGTGGCGTTATAGTTGCCTTCCTGGGTGCTGTTGCAGTCGGCATCCTCGCTTGGCAAGCAAACAGTACGGCCATGAAAGCTGATTTGGAGACCCAGCGGATGCGGCAACTCGAAGCCGACGCGCTTTTGATTGTGTTCGAAAGTGAGCTGAGAACCTTCAAAATAAATTTGCGTGGTGCGCTGGCTGTGCTTGGCACCAGTGACGATGTAGACCCTGAACTTGAGGATAGAGAGGTTTTCAGGGAATTTCGCGATAGGGTTGAGGGTATAAAGCTTACCGAGATTGCTATACATATCCCGCGGATACACGTGTTGCCGGACAACATTGCGCATCTGTGTGCGCTCGTAATAGGTAATTTTTCGGCGCTCAAGATGGATGCAAATTACGTTTTGGCAGTGCAGGACCCATCCACTGCGATTACTAAGCACTTGAAGAAGAAAGTGAGAGAAACTCTTAAGTCTGCTGAGCAATTGAACGAATTTGCAAAGTCCCGCCGTGCAGCGCTCCTTCCGGATTGAAAAGAGGGCTGTTTGCTTTTCGACGTAACACAGCGCTTCAGTCCACAGGACATACATGTAGTCCTGTGTGGGATCCACACCAAGCGCCTGCTTCAGCGCCTCGCTGGCGCCGCAGCCGGCGAACAGATCGACCACGATCTCGCCTGCGCGCAGGCACGACACTTGCGGAACGGGGAAGTTGAAGGAGTGCGAGCCGTCAGCCATGGTGCGTGCGTCCTGTGTGGTGGTGTTCATCAGGCGGTGGCGATGCCGCTCATCGACTGGCGGTAGCCACCCGGGCGGCGGATGGGGGTGTTGCCGAGCACTTCGATGCGGCCGCCGTGGGCTTGGAACTCGGCGATTTCCTGTGCAATGCGTGCGCTTTCAATCGCCTTCTTTTGCGCGGCACTCAACGCGAGCACCGCATGCGATGGGGTGGTGTGCGATGGCACAACCGCAGGCTTGGTGCGCCGTGCAGTGTTCTCGGCGTCCGATGTCAGCGTGTGGGCCACCTTGGCGCGCGTAGCCGCCGTCAGGCTCCAGCGCGTGCCGGTCGGATCAGGCGTGCGGATGACAAGGCCCGTGCCGCGCATTGCGTTGAGTGCGCGCGTGACCTGTGACTGCGTGCACTCGGGCGCGGCGGTGGCTTGCAAGGCGGCACTGGTGGCGCCGTCCTTCGCGTGGAAGAGGCCTGCGCGCAGCTGCGCGGCGAGGCCTTTCGATTGCATGCCGCTGCTCATGCCGCACCCGCCTGCGACACAGGCGCAGTGAGCTGCTGCGCGTGTGCGATGCCGCGCGCATTGAGCGTAACAACGCTGGGGAAATCGCGATGGTCGAAGTCGGCCAACCTGCTTTCTTCCAGCCAGTTGATGGCGCGGCGCGTAAAGGCGCGATCGGTTGCGCCGCGAAAGCCGGCGCGCGTACGGCGCAGCGCGTGGTCGGGGGACTGGAATGCCGCGAGCAGCGCTTCGCGGACGATGGGCTTGAGGTGCATACGGACTCCTAGGCGGCGTGCGCCGCTGGGTTGAGGGCGGCCAGCGCTTCTTCTCGGGCGCGGCCGATCAGAGACAGCGGCACGCGCTGCAGGCCAAGCGGGTCGGTCCAACGGTTCTCCACGAGCGAGCGCAGATGCGTCGGCCGAGTGGCAACGCCGCAGCGGGCGCACTGAATGTGGAAGGTCACCGGTACCGGCGTGCCCAGGCGGGTGCGCAGGCGCATCGGTGCGCCGTGCGTTTCCACCCACTGGGGGTGGTGGCTAACGTGGCAGCCGGGGATGCTGGGATGCAGCGGGATGGCGATTTGACGCATGGTCATGCCTCCAGTGGGTGGATGTCGGCGTTGCCAGTGAGCAAGCCGGGGATGGGCGGCCTGGCGTCTTCCACACCGGCGTGGATGGCCGCCAGGCACTCGTCCGTTTCGGCAGTGCAGGCGTGTGCGATGACGGCCCAGAACGCAGCCAGCTGTGCCTCGCCGCGCAGCCGCGCATGGGTGGCCTGCGTGTAGGCGTGCCGGTGAGCCGCAAAGGCGGTGCGCACGCGGCGCTCCAGGGAGACGTCAGCGGCCACGGGCGATGGCCTCGGCGTGTTCGGCGTGTGCCTGCGCCAGCTCGAGCAAGCGGTGAGGGACGATGTAGCAGGCGGCCAGCGCCAGCAGGCACCAGGCGATGCGCACGCGGCGCGTCATGGCTGCACCTCGCGCACGCGGCGGCCAGCGCGATCCAGCCAGCGCACTGCGGTGCGCAGCGCCGTCGCGGACATGCGGTACCGGCCGGCGCCGATCTGCAGCTCGGTCGGGCGCGCAACCAGTTGCCGCGCGAAACCCACCGAGACCTCCTGCGCGGTGCGGCTGTACTCGCTGGCATACAGGCCGGCCCAGACGTGCCCGCGCCCGAACTGCGCGCTGTCAGGCGTCACCTGCAGGCACAGCAGCTGCCCTCGGTGCCCGGTGGCGAAGTCGGCGCATTGCAGTGCGGCAGCGGTTGGTGCGTGGGTGCGCATGTCAGGGCACCTCACGCACGGCAATGTCGTGCTCACGCAGCCAGGCGATGATTGCCACGCGCGTGTCGTCATCGGCCGGGATGGCGGTATTGCCGAACACCATGCAGTGCGCCGGCACATTGCTGACCTGGTCGCGGTCGCAGCGCGTGAGGCTGTAATGCTCGTCGTCGTCGCCCATCACCGGGCACACAGCGGCCAGCACGGTGTCGCCGACAACGGTCAATTGCAGTCGCAGGCCACGAGCAAGACGGAAGCGCCCGGTGGAGCGGGCGGATGCAGTGGTGGCGCTCATGCCGGCAACGCCTCAGAGGTGCGGCTCGCTGCGTCTTGCATCACGGCATCGGCCCACACGTTGAGCGCCATCCACGATGCGGCCGGCAACTCAATGCAGCTGTGCATCAACCAGATGCAGTGCCTGATGCCATCCAGGTCTTGCGGCATCTCGAAGCGGGGCTGATCGCCGTCACCGCCCACGATGACAGCGACCTGGATAGGTTGGGCGCGTGGAGGTTCGTAATAAATCTCGGCCAGCCAGACGCGTGCATGCGTCACTGGGTTGAGGTCCGTGGACAGGACAACCGTCGTTTTGCCATAGGAGGCCACTTCCCGGCGCATGCGGCTCATGCGCGCTGCTCCCGCGCGAAGTCCCGGCTGGCGGCCTCTTCGCGCAAGCCTTGCAGCTCAATCCGGTTGGTGCGCTTGGGGTAGCGGTTTGGCCCCTTGCTCATGCCGCGCCGCTTGAGCGCATTGGCGTGGGCGTGGTCTGCGGCAGCACAGGCGCTGAGGCAGCGGCGTGTGGCGGCGCCGCTCAGCGATACCGCGGCGGTGAGCTCGTCGAACTCAGGGTCTGCATTCCGGGACATGGCGCTCTCTCCGAAGAAGGAGGGCGCCGGCGGGTCAATCAGGCCGGGGGAGGGGCCTGCTACCGGGCAGAGGGGAAGGCTGACCGGCAGGGACGACCCGCCGGTCGCCCGTCGACGAGAACGTCGACAGGCTTAATCTATGGTATGCCATAGCTACATGTCAATGGGATTCCATAGATTCCGCGCAGGTGGGCTTCCATGCGGCAGCGAAAATGTCTTTGTTTTGAGCGGACTCGATTATTCCCGAGGCGGAGTGCTTCGGGACATTTGCAGATCGTGTCGCAACTACGAAGCGAGTCCAGCCGGCGTGGCCACCGGAGCGGCTCTTGGCATTTAGCTCCCCACAAAGCGAATAGTATGTGGAGCGCTTGATTACCTTCAGTTCGCGGAACTCCAGCGGCTCGGGGTCGTTTACTTCCACCGTTACCCACTCTTTAGCAGCGTTCTCAAAACGCTTCTCTTGGATCCCGCACCCTGCCAGGAGGCAGAGCAATGCTGCAGATGTAGCGCGCCAACTCATTAGTCTGCCCAGCCTCCGATCCAGTGAACCCTTCCGATCACAGTGATTGGTTCTCGTATTGAATCCATGCGTCGCGGCTTGCGCCAGGCGTGATCTCCCACGGGATTGTCGCTTTGGAAGTAAGTCACGCCATCTAAAACTAGAGCGCGCTTTACGTAATAGGCTGGATTAGCGACTCCATGAGCCTGGATCAAATAAAGGGATCCGTCCGAGACCTTCGTGTCAGAGGTGTCGAATAGGATCGCGTCACCGTCCCTAATGGTTGGCTCCATGCTGTCGCCCCGTCCGTAATACACGGCAAGTGGGCGTCCCAAGATGCCTCGTCGGCGCAAACTGTTCTTTTTAAACTTCAGGCTGTGGGTTTCTGCGTACTCAACCGCCTCAGCACCTGAGGCGCCTAAGCCTGCCGCTTGGGAGTAACCCACAACATCAGTCCAATCAGACTCATCAAGAGTCGGAGGGCTGCTGACATCCCGGGGACCAATGCCGGACTGCAGCCAGCGCACATGAACTCCGAGAGCGTCGGCAATAGTGGGCAACTGGGTGGTCCCAGTTTGGTCGTTGTTTTCAATACCAGCTAGCGTTGGGTACTTGATGCCTGAAGCTTTTGCTAAGTCAGGCCGGCTCATACCTCGCTGCTTGCGTGCCTCTTTTATGCGGTCGCCGATCGTAGTCGTCATATTCGAATTGTTATGGAAAACCGTTATGGCATCCCGTTGACTTTGTCTATGGGATGCCATAGATTTGTCTTCATGGATATCACTTGGGCACAGCGGATCAAGGCGCTCGAAGAGCACGGCAAGTCTCTGACAGAGATCAGTCGGCTGATCGGCAAATCACCGCAGGCGGTGAGCGACATAAAGCAAGGCCGCACCCGCGAGCCTGTCGGGATGGCGGCTGTTCGGTTGCATGCCCTGTATCTGGAAGTCAGTGGCCCGTCCACTGACGTGCAGGAGGTAGCCTGATGTCCCGCCACAACGCCCCCTCACTGTCCGAGTTGGTCGCCCAAGCGCACGCCGCGCGAGGCCGGATGTTGGCGCTGGAGGCCGTCCGTGTGAGCTGCCCCCTGCATGCTGCGGCACTCATTGCCGCCGCCACGATCGAGTGTCTGTTGTCCGCCCATGACGCCAAGGAGCAGCGCCATGTCTGATACCCAGCGCTCGGCGATTTCAGTGCTTGCCCGTGACCTCCCGGTAGGCGGCCTCGTTGCCGAACGCCAGCAATGCCTCGGTATCGACTTTGCGTCCGGTGCTCCTGCACCAGGCGGCGAAGTCGGCCGAACGTACCTCTGCCTTGATGGCCCGAATGCCCTTGTGTTTGAGGCGCTCGATGCCTTGCTCGGCGGCGGCTTTCCATTCGGCGTAGCTGTCGTGCCAGCTGCGCTCGGGAAGGAGTAAGCGAAATGTCTCGTAATCGTCTTCCTGGAACCACGGTATCCCGGCGATCTGCACCTGCATCGGTGTTCTCCTTCCTGGTTGTTGAGAGGCGTGTTTGCGCCTTGACCATCATTACCTGCGAGGTGCCTTGATGTCTCGCCATATCACTCCACTGCATGACGCCTTGAGCGCTGGCGAGCTCGCCACCTTGGTAGGCCTGCCGATCCACAACAACGGCGATACCGCCGACCTGTGCCTGACCGCCGATGACTGGGCGGCGCTCACCGAGCGCCGCCGCCGCGTGGGCTGGCCGCTCAACTTCCTTAGCTCGAGCTTTCCTTCGGATTCGTCTATGTCGCCCTCCTTGCGGGCTTTTGCTGGTGCCGTGGGGGTTCCAGCATATTGCGGGGAGGGTGGCACCTATGCGTAAGCCCAGCCACGAGCTAGTGCTCGATCGTGTTCGCCAGCAGTGGGAGCGGGGCGCGGCTGCACCGGTTGCTTCAACCATGCCGGGGATGCTCCGCAACGCGGTTGCCATTGCCTTGACCGTGGCCGGCTTGGTCGCGTTCTGTGCCGGCCTGCTGGGGAACAAAGAACACGGCGACGACGGCGCCGACGCCTGTGTGGATGTCATACCGGCGCAGTGCACTGAATTGCATCGTGGTGGGGCTTCCTTGCATGCCGAGCATGGTGCTGCAGATGCGGAGCCCGGCGCATGAAGGACGCCCGTCAGTTTCTGCCGCCCAGGCAGTCGGTGGTCTACGCGCACACCCGCCGCATGCTGGATGCCACTGCCTGCAACTACACGACGTTCGCCATGCAGGTCGCCGAGCGCTACCTCGCGACGACGGCACCCGACGTGCGGCAGGTGAAGCTGCGCACCGGTGAGGGCCTTGAGCTGATCAAGGCGATGGAGAACAACGCCCAGGTGCTGCGCCGCTACATGGACGGCACAGTCAAGACCTTGCCGGCGGATCTCGAGGACGCGTGGGTGCTGAGCCTGCCGGAACCGTACCGCAGCGATTGCGAGCAGGATCTGGCGCGCCGCCGCGGCATGCTGGCCGTACCGATGCCCAACGACGATGGGATGCAGGTTGCCTGCGTGGCCACGCTGTTCCAGGAGTACGGCGAGCTGGTGAGCGCGCTGGCCCCGGCCGTGGCAGATGGCAAGTTCGGCCCGGAGGACCGGCAGTACGCCGACGAGATTGGCCGCAAGGGCGACGACGTCATTGGCGCCGTGATCGGCATGAAGCGCGCCCTGCGCCAGGGCATTGAGAGCGGAGCGACCGGTGCTTGAAATGGCCATCTACCGCGCGCCCCGGGCACCACACCCCGCCGGCCGCAAGACCATCAGCCCGGTTGCGCGGCAGCACATGGCAGAAGCGATGCGCCTGCTTTATGACAACGCGCCGGGCTTGAGCGGTGATGAAGCCCTTGCCGAGCGCGAGCGGTTCCGTCGCGAGGATGAGGCAAGGGTAGATCCGCAGTCTGCCTTGCTGCTGGAGTCGCAGCGATGAGCGTGAGCCGTTGCATCACCCATGCGCTCGAAATCGGCAAGCACCCGCGTCAACAGTGGAAGGACATGATTGCCGCGCTCCCGGAGGCGTGCCAGCACGCCAGCATCTGCACGGGGGGCGTCGGCTGCCGTCAACGCATTGGTGACTACCTGCGCGTGCAGTACCGCGCGCAAGTACACCTTGAATCCATCAAGCGGGCTGGTAGGCGATGAGCGAGCAGCGTCACGACGTTGAGCGGCTGAAGGCAGCCGTGGATCTGGCCGCGGTCGTAGGCCGATACGTGCAATTGCGCCGGATGGGAAAAGAGTTGACGGGGCTGTGCCCATTCCACAAAGAGTCGTCGCCCTCGTTCACCGTGATCCCCAGCAAGGGCTTCGTGCATTGCTTCGGCTGCGGTGCGCATCACGACGTCATCGGTTTCCTGATGGCTATCACCGGGTGCGACTTCCACGAGGCCTGTGTACAGCTGGGCGCTGAGGATTTCCGCCATGCGCGCGATGGTGTGCAGGTGGAGATGGAGGCGCCGCTCGACGTGCTCTGGGTGCCGCTGATGCCGGTGCCGGACGACGCGCCTGATTTGATGGCCGGCAATGGCTGGACGGTGCCAATCTGGAACCCCAAGCGCAGCCGATTGCGCCGCATGCGGGTGGTGCGGGCCGATGCATATCGCGATGCCGAGGGCAGGCTGCTGGGCTATGTGCTGCGCGCCGAGTTCGCCGACCGGCAAACGCGCAAGGTGAAGAAGTGGACGCCGCAGGTGACGTGGTGCGTGGGACCGGACGGCAAGCGGCAGTGGTGCATTCAGCACTTCCCGACACCGCGCCCGATCTGCGGCCTCGACGCGCTGGCAGCCAAGCCGCAGGCCGATGTGCTGTTGGTCGAGGGCGAAAAGTGCCGCGCGGCTGGCGCTGGCGCGTGGGAGCGGTATGCGGTTGCATCGTGGCCGGGGGGCAGCAATGCCGTGCCCAAGACCGACTGGCGGCCGTTGGCCGGCCGCAACGTGGTGCTCTGGCCGGACGCGGACGCGGCAGGTCGCAAGGCGATGCTGGGTTGGCGGAACGACGCCGGCCACTACATCCCAGGCCTGGCGCAGCTGGCCATGCGCGCGGGTGCGCACAGCGTGCGGCTGATCGATACCGATGGCATGCCGGACGGCTGGGATATCGCAGAGGCGTTGGAACGCGACGGTTGGACGCCTCGGCAGCTGTCGGCCTGGGCAGCAGGGCGCGTGATTGAGGTCACTGTGGTGCCAGGCCATGCGGAGTGACACACAGCGTGACGGCTGGCTCGATCCATACAAAACGCTGGTGCGCTGTCTGCGCCGGTATGACTACTGCCTACTGCAAGCGCGACGCTGCGAAGAGGGCGAGCGGGGATGACATTGACCAAACGTAAGACGCTGACCGTTGTGGACGGCGGGCTGGGCACTGCGCCACCTGGTGGCGGTGCGAGCAATCCGGACGCATGGAAGCAGGGGCTGACGCGGACACGCGATGGAAACGTCGAAGGCACCTTGCACAACCTAATCTTGATCCTGGAGAACGACGAGCGTTTCGCAGGCCTCTGGTGGCTCAACGAATCGAGCAATCAGGTCGTTCTCTCGCGCGATCCGCCGTGGAATGGCGGCAACCGCGACGAGTTCACCGATGCCGACAGCTGCGAGCTGGCGGCCTGGCTGCAGAACCCGGACAACTACTGGGTGAAGTGCGGCGACGAGACGGTGCTGAAGGCGGTGATCGCAGTAGCGCGACGGCACCGGCGGCATCCGATCCGGGAGTACCTCACGGCAGTGAAGTGGGACGGCACGCCACGCGTCGAGCGGATGCTGATCGACCTGTTTGGCGCGCCGGATAACGCCTACAGCCAACGCGCAGCGCAATGTTTCGCGGTGAGCGCTGTAGCGCGTGTGCTTTGGTTCGATGCCAAGCAGCCGTTCGTGGGAGCGCAGGTGGACTTCATGCTGGTGCTCGAGGGCGAGCAGGGCAAGCGCAAGTCGAGCGCATTGCGGGCGCTGTTCGGCAGCAACTGGTTCGTGGAGACGTCCGAGTCGCCCAGCGGCAAGGACTTCTATCAGGTCATCCAGGGATGCTGGGGCGTCGAGATCGGAGAGATGGACAGCTTCTCCAAAGCCGACGTGACCAGCGTCAAGACCGCGATCACTCGGCGCGTGGACAAGTTTCGCGCGCCCTACGAGCGGGTGCCGCGCTCGTATCGCCGCGAGTGCGTCTTTGCCGGCACCACCAACGAACACGAGTACTTGCGTGACCCCACCGGCGGGCGGCGCTTCTTGCCCGTGCGCACCGATGGCGAGGTGCGGCTGGACGCAATTGCGCAGCAGCGTGACCAGCTATGGGCCGAGGCGGTGGCCATGTTCGATGCCGGCTTTGAATGGTGGTCGTTGCCCGAGGACGCGGCCGAAGAGCAGGAGGCGCGTTATGTAGGCGACAGCTGGGAAGGGCGCATTGCCAAGTGGCTCGCGGGGAAGCTGGCGGGCGAGCAGTCCTATCCACCACGTGTGATGCCTGGCATGCGGCTGGAATGGACGACGACCGACGAGCTGCTGGCCTATGCCATCCGTGCCGATGTTTCCAAGCACGGGCGGCAGGAGCAGATGCGCGTGTCTGCTGTGATGAAACGACTCCGATGGTCCAGCGAACGAGTGATGGTCGATGGCTACAGGGAGCGGCGCTGGGTGCGCGCCAGCGGTGACATCGCGCCTGAGCCGCAGCCAGCAGGAGCCGACGATGCGCCTGATTTCTGACCGCTTGCCCGACCTGCCTAGACCATTGCCCAACCTCTACCCAACCTTTGCCCAACCTCAATCCAGACGCCGCAAGGCGTTGCCCGACCTACCCAACCTAATCGCGCGCGCGTACATGGAAATGCAGCCTTCCTCATCATTCAAAAAATCGCAATCAGGTTGGGTAGGTTGGGTAGGTCGGGCAGAGCAAGGCGCGGCAATGGTTTCGAGCTGCCCAACCTCTGCCCAACCTGCTGCATGGTCGGGCAACGCCTTGAGTTGCGTCATCCACGGCCGGCCGCGCCGTGCTGCCGCGGCTCGTGGTTTGCTGAACGTCGCTCTGAACGGGGAGGCCACGAACCTGAATGAAAACGCGCCTTTGAAGCTGAATCGGAAAGTGAACGTTAAGCTGAATGTCAGGCTGAATCTGAAACTGAACGGAAACCTGAACGGTTCGCGGGTCCTCCTGGGCCTTGGTTCACTGCGGGTAATTCGGACCCCACTTTTCATGCATCTTTCGTTCCGGGCTTTGGTTCCGAACGGAACAGGGATGGCCGCATGAGTTCCGAAACCATGACCGCAGCGGAATATGCGGCCCACCGGAACTGCAGCGACTCCTACATCCGCCGCATGCGCCGGTCGGGAAAGCTGGTCATGCACGCCGATGGTAAGCGCATCAACGTGGCTGCCAGTGATTCGCTGCTGGATGACATCACCGACCCGCTGCGCGGCGGCGATCGCACCGCTGGCGCGGCGGACCGCCTGGAGGCGCCGGCGTCCCGCGTGCCGCAGGGCGACGTGCCCAGCGTGCAGGAAGCCGTACGTCGCGAAAGGCTGGCGCGGGCGCGGTTGGCAGAGCTGGAGCTGGGCGAAGAGTCCCGCGAGCTGACGCGCACGAAGGGCGTGGAGCGCGCCGTGTTCACCCTCGTGCGCCAGGCGCTCAACAGCATGATGAATCTGCCGGGTCGCCTGCGCGCCAAGCTGGCCGCCGAAACCGACCCGCGTGCGATCGAGGCGATGCTCGAGGCCGAGGTACGCCTGATCGCGCAGACGATGCAGAAAGAAGCGCGGCAGCTGCTGGCGCCGCCGGGGCAGCGCAGCGACACCACCGAGGACGACGCATGACGCTGGATCTCAACGCCTTCGACGTGGAGCTGGCCGAGCCGGCAGCGATCGTGTGCGACGCCTGGGAACGCGCATGGGAGCTGCCGCCGATCCAGACGGTCAGCGAGTGGGCAGACGCCAATCGCATCATCGCCAAGGGTTCTGGCGCCGAGCCTGGCCCGTGGCGCACCAGCCGCAACCCGATCCTGCGCGAGATCATGGATTGCCTGAGCGACCATTCCCCGGTGCGCCTGGTGGACTTCATGAAGTCCGCACAGATCGGCGCCACCGAGATCGGCATCAACTGGACCGGCTATGTCATCGACCGCGGCGCGGATTCGATGATCGTGGCGCAGCCGGTGAAGGATCTGGCACGCAGCTGGGCGGCGTCGAAGTTCGACCCGGCGGTGATGGAGATGCCAGAGCTGCTGGCCAAGCTCCACACCGACAACATGCTGGAGAAGCATTTCCCCGGCGGCACACTCTGGGTGATCTGGAGCAACTCAGCCAAGCAGCTGCGCCAGCGCACCGCGCGCTACATCTTCATGGACGAGGTGGACGAATACCCGAAGGATATCGGCGGGCAGGGGCCGGCCGATCAGCAGCTGGAGGCGCGCGCGATGTCGTATGGCGACCGCGCCAAAATCTACCGGGCCTGTACCCCGACAATCGCCGGCGCCAGCGCGATCGAGGCGGGCCACGCAGCTGGCGACCAGCGCGTCTATATGGTGCAGTGTCCGCATTGCAGCAGCGAGCAGACGCTCGACGTTGAGCGGCTGCAGCCGAACGGCACCTTCGCCTGCGTGGCGAACGGTTGCGTGATCGAGGAGCACCACAAGGACCTGATGTTTGCCGAGCGCGGGCACGGCGGCACGGCATACTGGAAGCCAACCAATCCCGATGCTGACCCTTACCACCGGAGCTACTACGCGTGGGCCGCGTATGCGCCGCTCGGCCTTGGGCCGTCGTGGAAAGACCTGGCAGATGCGAAGGCCGAGGCCGAGCGCGACCCGAACAAGGCTGCAGGCTTCCACAACCTCAAGCTCGGCTTGCCGTTCGCCGGTGAGCGCCAGGAGCAGGACGCCGACGAGGTGGCCAAGCTCGGCGAGCCGGGTGTGCATCGCGGCATCGTGCCACTGGGTGGCCTGGTGCTGACCGCGGGTGTCGACTTTCAGCACGACCGCGCAGAGGTCCAGGTGATCGCCACTGGCCGCGGCCAGCGGCGCTGGGTGGTGGACTACGCGGTGATCGATCTGGATCCCACCATTCTCGACACCTATCCGGCGCTGGACGAATACCTTCGCGGTACCTGGAAGACCACGCGCGGCATCGATATGCCGATCACCGCAGTGGCGCTGGACGGCGGCAACTGGACCGAGACGGTGGCGCAATTCGTGAAGCAGCTGGTCAACCAGAGCGGGCAAGCCCGCATCGTGAAGACGCCGAACGGTTACATCAATCAGACGGTGTACCTGATCCGCGGCCGCAACGAGCGCAGGTCCGAGCGCGCCGTCTATCGCCCGGCCAAGACCGAGGTCAACAACCGCGACAAGACGGTGGCGCGAAGCGTGGGTGTGTGGGGTGTTGGCACCTCGGTGCTGAAGACCATGGTCTATGGCTGGCTAACCGCTGCGCTGACTGCCCGAGATAAAGCCGATGCAGAAGGGCAGGCCGAGGATCTGACGGCGCGCATGTTGCGCTTCCCTGGCGGCCGTGGCGATGAAGTGCCGGATCCGATCAACCCGGATCCGGGTGCGCTGCTGCCGGTGTACTACAAGGGGCTGACGGTGGAGTTCTACGACAAAGAGTCGGGTTACTGGATCAAACCCAAGGGGGCGCGCAACGAACCGCTAGACACGGTGGTGTACGCCATCTGGGCATCGCTAGCCCCGGCGGTGAAAGCCGACGTGATTCGTGACTCGCAGTGGGAAGCGTTGGAGCAGCAGTATCAGCCGACGGCGCCTGGGCTGTTCGATGTACCGCAGGATTCCCGTGAAACATTGCCGCCTGCTGTGGAGCCGAACCAACCAACGGCTTTGGATTCCCGTGGAACGCAAACGCGTCCGCGTGCCGGCGGTTTCGCACGCGAAGGCTGGGGGCTCTGATGGCGCGTCCGAGTGAATCAGCCGAGCAGCTGCGCGAACGTATCTTGCGCGCCATGCAGCGGGATATCGGCATCAGTGAGCACATGGCCCAGCCGTTTATTGAATCGATCATGCGCTGTTTCGCGGGTGAGCAGCCTTATTTCCCCTCCGTCGTGCGGGAATATCCGGTGCTGCTGATTCGTGCCGCCTTAGAGCGCGGCGAGCCAGTCAAAGCGGTAATGCGTAGTTTCGACATCTCCCGATCGAAGTTGCATCAACTGTTTCCGGGTGGTCTGCCAACGCGTGAAAATCGGGGTGTGTCCACGGTTTCAATGAAATCAGCGACAAAATAGTTTTTCGCCCCTTACGAATCAGTCACTTATAAGGGGGTGTGTCCACAGTTTCATTTAGTTCGTGGACAGTCCGGTCTATAGCCTGTGTATCTATGACGACCGCGCAGGAAATGCTCACCTCCTACACGCAAGCGGAGCTTGCCGTGCTCAAAGGGCAGAGCTTTCGCTTTGGCGAGCGCATGCTCACCCGCGCCGATCTGGCAGAGATCCGCAAGGGCCGCCAGGAATGGCAGGCCGCCGTCGATCGCGAGAGCAATGCAGGCCGCCGTGCCCGCTGGGCCACTGCCGATTTTGGCGGGCGCACTTGATGAGCAGTGCAGCCCTCGCGCGCACCCGCTTGTCCACCGCGCTCGCCGCCGACCGCGCCGTCCACGCGGCAGAAATGCGCGGTGCCGTGACCGCTCCTGTTGTTTCGCGCGCCCACGAAGTCACTCGCCCGTCGCGCAGCCGCAAATTGGCGCGGGACTGGGGCAGCGCCAATGCGATTGCCGGCATGGACGCGCGCCAACTGCGCGATCAGGCGCGCCATCTTGAGCGCGATCTTGATCTGGCCGACAACGCACTCAACGTCCTGGTGCAAAACACGGTGGGTTCCGGCATTGATGTGCTGTCTGCCCCACGTCTGCCGGGCCAGGCCATCAACCGCGAATTGGCTTTGCAGCTGGACGAGTTGTGGGATGCCTGGTGGGACGCTCCGGAAGTCACGCGTACGCATGACTACGGCGCGTGCCAGCAATTGCTTGTTCGCAGCTGGATGCGCGATGGCGAGGCGTTCTATCAGGATCTGGTGGGGCCGGTCGCGTACCTGGAACACGGCAGCGCGGTTCCCTACAGCATCGAGATGCTGGAAGCCGATCTGGTACCGCTGGACTTCAACGATCCGGGCCGCAACATCCTGCAGGGTGTCGAACGCAACGCCTGGGGCCGGCCTGTCGCGTTTCATGTCTACAAGCAGCACCCCGGTGACCCGCTTGGCTGGAGTACGGAAACCAAGCGCGTCAGCGCCGACGTGATGCATTCCATTGCAAACCTCAAGCGCCTGCATCAGGTGCGCGGCCTGAGTGTCTTCGCCAGCGCCATGTCGCGTTTCGAGGACGTCAAGGACTACGAAGAGTCCGAGCGCATCGCGGCAAAGGTTGCAGCGTCGATGACCTTCCAGATCAAGAAGGGCGCGGGCGAGATGTACCAGGCGCCCGGCGAAGGATTGGGCGGTGTGGCGTTGGTGCAGCAGGGCACCCCGATCCGCGAAATGCGGTTGACCCCCGGCGCGATCTTCGACGATCTGCTCCCAGGCGAATCCATCGAAAGCCTTGGCAGCGACCGGCCAAACCCAAACGCCGCCACCTGGCGCAAAGAGCAGTTGCGCGCTGCGGCAGGCGGCATCGGCGTGAGCTATTCCAGCCTGTCGCTGGACTACAACGGCACCTACTCCGCGCAACGGCAAGAGCTTGTCGAGAAGTGGGGCAGCTATCTGATGCTGGCCGAGCGCTTTATCGCGTTGGGCGTGCGGCCGCAGCGTCAGCGCTTCGTAGAAGCGGCTGTTTTGGCCGGCAAGGTGCGTTTGCCGCGCGGCTGGAAGTTGCGTCACCTGGCGGCCTCCACGTATGTGCGCCCGATCATGCCATGGATCGATCCGCTCAAAGAGGCCTACGCCAAGGGCGAGGCAGAGGATCGCGGCTGGGTCAGCCCGCAGCAAAACACGCTGCAGTACGGCAATAACCCGGACGAAGTGCTGCGCCAGCGTCAGGACTGGCAGCAGCAGCAACAGCAATTGCAACCGGCCACGCCGGTCACACCGCCCGAGGCGCGCGCGCAACTGCGCGCGGCTGTATCGCGCGACATGTTGAGGAACGAAGAATGATGCGCACCCATCGACTCACCATCGGAATGCAGCTGGTTCTGGCCGACGCGGGCGGCCAGGCACTCGGTCCATGCCTGCTCAAGGTAGAGGCGCGTGCAAACGATGCCGCTGAGGTGATGATCTACGGCACCATCGGCGACAGCTTGTGGTGCGAGTCCGTCTCGCCCCAACAGCTTGCCGAGCAGATCGGCCAGATCACCGCCAGCACCATCAACGTCCGCATCAATAGCGGCGGCGGTGTGGTGGCTGACGGTATGGCCATCTACAACGCCCTCAAGCAGCACGCCGCGCGCAAGGTCGTATTTGTCGACGGACAGGCCGCGTCGATTGCCTCGCTGATCGCGATGGCTGGCGACGAAGTAGTGATGTACGCCAGCTCGCTACTGATGGTGCATGCGCCACACACGATCGCCGCAGGCAATGCAGCGTCTTTCCGGCAGTACGCCAGTTCGTTGGATGCCCACGCCAGCGCGATGCTGGAAGCCTATGCCGCCAAGACAGGCAGGCGCGAGGACATGGAGCAGCTGCTCACCGATGGTGCGGACCATTGGTACACCGGTGCGCAAGCCGTGGAATTCGGTCTCGCAGACCGCGTGGCGGACAGCGCTGCCACCGCAAGGGCAGAAGCCGCGTCCGTCGTCGCCCTGACCGGCTATCTGCAAGCCATCACCCAAGCGCCGGCTTCGGTTGCCGCGCAGTTGCGCGGGCACATCGTGGCCACGCTGAGCCCCAGCGTCTTCGCCTCACTTTCTGAGGTCACCCAAACGGCCGTTGTTGGCCATATCGAGGATCCCATGATCAAACAAAACTACCTTCGTATCCTCGCTAACGCCGGTGGCGGGCAGGGTACGTCCACCACGACGACCGTGCAGCACGCACCGGCACCGGCACCGGCACCCGTCGTAGCGGCCGCCCCGGACGCCGCCGCCGCCGTGCAGGCCGCGCTGGTGGCGATGCGTGGCCGCAACACCGACATCATGGCGTTGGCTGAGCCGCACATGGGCAATGCGGATATTCGCGCTTACGTGGATGGCGTCATTGCCGCCGCCGACCCGAACGTCACCGCCGACAACGTGGGCCGCCACATCCTGGCGCTGATGGGGCGCAACGGTGAGCCGCTCAATGGCCGCGCTGGCGTGGTTCCCGGGGGTGACCAGCGCGACAACGTGCGTGCGGCGATGACCAACGCCATCCAGGCGCGCGTAGGCATGGCGCAGGCCGCCGCAGACAACCCGTACCGCGGCCATTCGCTGGCCGAGATGGCGCGCGAGTGCCTAGTGCAGGCGGGCGTCAATCCGCGCGGCATGGACCGCCGCGAGATCGTGGGTATGGCGTTCACCCATTCCACCTCGGATTTCCCGGCGCTGCTGGGCGATGCCGCGCGCCGTTCGGTGCTGCAGGGCTACCAGGAGGTGGAAGAGCGCTTCAGCGAGTTCACCCGCGCGGTGAGCGTGCCGGACTTCAAGCCGACCAACCTGGTGGGCCTGGGCGCATTCTCCGATCTGCTGCCCGTTCGCCAGGGCGGGGAGTACAAGCAGGGCACCTTCAGCGAACAGTCGCAGTCGATGCAGATCGTCACCTGGGGCCGGCTGTTCACCATCACTCGCCAGGCCATCATCAATGACGATCTGGGCATCTTCAGCGATGTGCCGCGCAAGATGGGCCACGCTGCCAAGCGCACGCTGGCCAAGGCGGTGTTCGACCTGATCACCAAGAATCCGAAGCTGGCCGACGGCAAGACGCTGTTTCACGCCGACCACGGCAACCTGCTGCCGGCCGCAACCATCACGACCGAAAGCGTCAGCGCGATGCAGGCACGCATGGCACTGCAGAAAGACGCCGACGACAACGTCATCCGCGTGCCGATGAAGACCCTGCTGACGCCGGTGGCGCTGTCCGGTGCGGCACTGACCGTGCGCGCGGCCGAGAACGCGGTGGGCGGCGCCAACAATCAGACCACGCCCAACATCGTGCGCAACACCTTCGAGGTGGAGAGCGACGGCCGCCTGGATCAGGCCGACGCGAAGGCGTGGTATGGCTTGGCCAATTCGGCCTACGTGGATGCGTTGGTGGTGGGCTACCTGGACGGCAACCAGACGCCGTACCTGGAGCAGCACGAGGGATTCACCGTGGACGGTGTGGCCTGGAAGGTGCGCATGGATGCGGCGCCGGCCATCGCCGACTACCGCGGCATCTACAAGAACCCCGGCCAGCAGTAAGCCGCCTGCCGCACCGCAGGCGCGGTGCGGCATCTCTTCGCATCTGGAGTACTCCCCATGAAAAACGCATATCAAGACGGCCGCGTGCTGGACGTCACCCTGACTGCGGCAGTTACCAGCGGCGGTGTGATCGCCGCCGGGAAGCTCGTAGCTGTTGCCGTTACTGACGGTGCCATTGGCGACATCATCGCCGCTCACGTTGAAGGCGTGTTTGCACTACCCAAGTTGCCTGCCGCCGTGTTTGCCGTCGGCGCCGCAGTCAACTGGGACATCGACGCCAAGCAGGCCATCGCCGCTGCCGGTGGTGCCGGCGACACCAACAACATCGGTTACGCGATCGAGGCGGCCGGGAACGGCGCCGCCACGGTGCTGGTGCGCCTGACCCCGGGTACTGCCACGCCGGTGGCCGCCTAAGCCTTGCCCACCACCGCACGCAGATGCCCGGGTGGCGCGTGCGGTGGTGGCTTTTCTCGACTCGACCCAAGGATCTGCACATGGCCCCGCCGCGCGGCGTCCGCAACAATAATCCAGGCAACATCGATCGCACGGGCGTGGCCTGGCAGGGCGAAGATCGCACTGCGGCTGCCCGCGCACGCGAGGCGCGCTTTGCCGTGTTCGATACGCCCGAATACGGCTTCCGTGCGCTGGTCAAGACGCTGCTGACCTATCAACGCAAGCACGGCTTGCGCACGGTGCGCGGCATCATCAACCGTTGGGCGCCGCCGGTGGAGAACGACACCGGCGCCTACGTGCGCCAGGTCGCCACCGCGCTGGGCGTGGATGTGGATCAGCCCATCAGTGTGGAGGCGCCGGCAACGGCGTTTCAGCTGGCCAAGGCCATCGCCAAGCACGAGAACGGCGGCAACTTCTGGGGCGACGAGGTCATCTGGGATGGCGTCGAGCTGGCCGGTGTGCGTCGATGATGGATGGCGGCGCCACCGTGCTGCTCAAGTCCGCCGCGTTGTTGGTGGCCACGAGTGCGGGCAGCGTCGTGGTCACTGAAGTGATCACTGGCAGCGAGCACCTGTTCCTGGGGATTCCGCAGTCGTGGTTCCTGGCGGCGGTGGTCGGCGCGCTGCTCGGCCTGATGGTGCTCAGCGAGATCGACGTGGGCAAGGTATCCGCGCCGAGCGGCGGCCCGGGCGTGCAGTGGTTGACACTGCTGCTGCGGGTCGGCTTGCTGGGGCTGTTCGTGCTGGGCTTCGCCCTGGCGGCTGGTTGGATCGTGGTGGCGCTGGCCAACTACTTCCCCTCCATCCATCGCATCGGCATTGCGGCCAGTGGGCTGAGCGGTTTCATCATCAAGCCGATGTTGCCGCACTACCTGGGCGCGCTGCAGAAATGGTCCGATCGCCTGGCCGGCCGCGCGGGAGGTGGTGCATGACCATCTACCTCCTGAGCCTGGTCAGCACACTGGCAGTGTTCTGCGCCACCACATGGCAGCTGCTGCACACCTTCCACCTGGGTGACCGCGCAAGCGATCGCGCCGCCTGGGCGCTGCGGGGCGCCTGCTTTATCGGCCTGGCCGTCGGCATGCTGGGCATCTTCCTGCGTGACTTGGCGCAGCACACCCCGACGCCCTGGTACGTGCTGCTGGTGCGGCTGTGCCTGACGGTGTTGCTCATTTACCCGTGGCGTCGTCGGGAGAGTGAACGATGAATATTCTTGCCTTCCTCAAGGCGCTGGTGGCCCTGGTCTTCGGCTGGGCGGCTGACGCCCTTACCTGGCTGCGCAAGCCGGGCAGCCGGCTCAAGGTGGTATGCGCGTGTCTCGCCGCGCTGCTGTCGATTGCTGCGCTCACGTCCTATCGCAAGGGCCAGCAGGTGATCGTTGTGACGCGCAAGGTGCAGCAGTGCCAAAGCGATCGCACGGCAGCCCTGGAAGCTGCCCAACTCAAGCGCGCCGAGTTGGAGCGCAATAACGCGGACAAGGACGCCGCGCTGGCGACTATCGCCGCCAAGCTGCAGGGCGAGGCGGAAAAGCTGCGGGTACTGCAGGAGCGCAACGCAGGACTGCGCGACAAGACCGAGATCGCCAAGGCGGCCGCTGATCGCAGCGCCAAGGCGTTCAAGCAGGAATACGACCAGCGGCCGGCGGAGTGCAACGCGGCCTTGCAGGCGCTGGCGGCTGCGTGCCCAAGCCTGGGAGGCTACTGATGCTGCGTTCTCTGTTCGTCATTGCGTTGGTCGTTGCCTTGCCTGGCTGTGGCAAAAAGGGCATCACGCGCGAAGATGCTGCACGCCCGGTGGTTGTGACCCCGGCGCCGGCCGTGATTGCCGTGCCGGTGCGCACCTTCGTGCAAATCGAACCGCGCCTGACGCAGCGCTGCAGTTGGGTGAAGAATGGCGCCCTCGAGCAGGTGCTCGATGTTTCGCGCGGCCGCAAGCGCTGCCTGGAGTTCTACGAAGCCAACCTGAGCGAGATCGAGCAGGTGCAGGGCACGCCAGCGGGCGAGGGCAGCCCGTGAGCCAGATCCGCATCGCTGTGGATGCCGACAACATGCTGGGACGCCAGTTCTCCGCCCTGGAGCGTGAGCAGCTGCCGTTTGCAGTCATGCAGGCTTGCAATGCGACCGCCTTTGAAATCCGCGAAGTGTGGAAGCGCACGGCGCCGCGCGTGTTCGACCGGCCGACGCCGATGACCATTAATGCGGCGCTGTATCGCAAGGCGACCAAAGGACGCCTGTTTGCCGAAATCTTCCTGCGAGACGAGGCATTCAAGGGCACGCCGCCAGCCAAGTACCTGCAGCCCGAGGTGGAAGGCGGTACCCGCCGCAAGAAGCGCATGGAACTTCTGTTGCAGGCAAAGGGAATGATGCCGGCTGGGACGTTTGCCGTGCCAGGCAAGCGCGCTCCGCTGGATCAGTTCGGCAATGTGCCCTCGAGCCAGATTCGGCAGATCCTGTCGCAACTGCGCGCTGCTGGCGAACAGGGATATGTGTCCAATGAGACGAACGAGCGTCGGACCAAGCGCCAGCGGCGTGAGGCGCGCAAATTCGGACGGAGTTACGAGTACATCGTCCTGACCAAGCGCCGAGGCCGTCTGCTGCCCGGGTTGTATGAGCGCAGCAACGACCGTAGCCGCGCAATTCGCTCGATCTTCATTTTCACGAAGCAGGCCAACTACAGCCCGCGTTACGACATCTTCGGCCTTGCGCAGCGTACGTGGGACAAGCTGATGCCGTTCTACTTCAATCGCGAGCTGGAGAAGGCTCTGGAATCAGCTGTTCGTGGAGCTGGCGTATGAACCAGCGCCAGTTCCTCGCAGCGTTTGATTCTGACGCCTTTGCCGCGTTTGCGGACGTCGGCATGGCGGATGTTGCTGCCTACCAGGCGCCAGGCGCAGATACGGTGGTGTCTTGCACCGTTCAAATCGATCGCAACGTGCGCGACTTCGGTGACGACATCATGCCAGTCAGCACGGGCTACACACTGGTGACGTTCCAGCGCGCAGAAGTGGAACCCGCCAAGCGCGGCCGCCTGGTCCTGCCAGGTGAAACGCTGGTGCTGGCGGAACGCGTGCGTCAGGACGAATCCATCAGCCAGTGGGTAGCCGACCATGGCTAGCCCACGGGAGGTCTTGCGCGCCGCCGTGGGTGACTGCCTGCGGCGCATCAGCGTTGCCGGTGGCTACCAGACAGATGCCGGGGCCGCGTTCACCCTGGAGCCGGGCCAGGTCAATGAAGACGCCACTGCCGTGCTGACCGCGCTGGTGGCCAAGCAGGAGCGCGCTAGCGATGCCGCGCTTGTTCGCACCCACCGCCTCACCACGCTGGTGATCCTGATCAAGATGCCGGCGCCTCTGGATACCGCGCAGGCGCGTCTGGACGCAGCCGTGGCCGATGTCGAGCGCGCGATGGCTGACCAGCAGTTCCGCTACCCGCCGCGCATCCAGGTTCCGCAGTACGTCTCCATGGAGCCGGTCAAGCCGGAAGCCGGCATGAGTTGGGTCGGCGCGCTGCTCACTTACCAATCCCATATCCCCATTACCTGACGCCGGCTGCCGGCACCTACGAGGACACCATGCCCATCAACTCCCCTGACTACAGCTATCTCGGCAGCGGCGAAATCCACCTTCGCAAGCGCGGCGCTGCCAAGCCGTTCCGCGGCATCGGCAACTGCTCGGCCTTCAGCTTTGCGCCGCAGACCAACCGCATCAACCTGCTCGACAACACCCAGCCCGGCGGCGGTAACCGCAATTCGGTCGACCGCGTCACCGAGGTACAAGTGAGCTTCACCATGCACGACTTCAGCGCGGACAACTTCGCGGACGTGTTGCGCGGCACCGCGACCAGCATCGTTGCGGGCGCGGCGGTGGATGAGCTGGTGGTGGCCTACAAGGACGGCGTCACGCCGCTGCTCAACCTGGCAACCGATATCACAGCGGTCAAGCCGGCCACCGGCTCCACGTCCTTCGAGAAGGGCAAGGACTGGGACATCAAGAACGGCGCCCTGTACCTGCCGGCTGACTCGGCGATTGCGGACCCGGTGACCGGCGCGCCGAACATCAAGGTGTCGTATGCGTTTGGGGCCGCTGAGCGCCTGCAGGCGCTGGTCAACCCGAACGAGGAATACGAGTTGCTGTTCCTCGGCTTCAACGAGGCACGTAGCGGAAAGAAAGTCCGCGCACAGGCCTACCGCGTGTCCGGTGGTGTAATCGGTGAAATGGCGCTGATCGGCGAGCAGTATGGCGCCGGTACCGTCACCGGCACCATCAACAAGGACACCAGCAAGCCGGCCGGTGTGTCGCAGTACTTCACCTGGGACGCCGAGAAGTGAGCGACGACATCGACATCTTGACGCCGCCCACGCGCACGATCACCTACCGCGGCGAGCCGCTGGAACTGGCACCGCTGACGTTGGCGCAGATCGGCCCCTTCATCAAAGCGACCCGGCCGATCATCGGCCGGGTGATCGTTGCAGCGAGCCTTGTCAGCGCAGGCGGAACCGTCGAGGTGGCCGCGCTGATGATGGATGTGCTCGAGCGGGATGCCGACGCCTTCGCAAAGGGCGGCGCCATTGTCGCGGGCAAGTCGGAGGCATGGATCGCTGGTGCATCACTGGCAGATGCAGCCGTGCTGGTCGAGGCGGTGGTGGAGCTCAACGAAGATTTTTTCGGCCGGCGCCTGCCGAACCTGTTGCAGGACCTGAGCAAGTCCATTCCCGCAACGGTGGCGATGCAGGCGGAGGCGACTGGGCCGATCTTGTCCACTTCCTCGTCGCCCGCGGGCACCAGCGGCGAGACGTCCTGACGTACACCCTGGCGCAATCTAGGGCATTTGCCAAAGCAGCTGTGCGTGACGACCGCGAGCAGCTGCTGCAGCGCGAAGCATCCATGGCGCAAGCCGTGCGGATGGCAATGGGCGCCGAGCCCGCTGCCTTTTCGAAGTACCTCGACGATCTGAACCGGTAAATGGCCGCCCAATCAGCAAACCTACGCGTCCGCATCAGTGCGGACCTCAACGACATCAAGCAGGGGCTGGCGGTGTTGCGCGGTCAGCTGTCCGACGTGCGCAAGCAGGCCGGCCAGTCGTTGCCTGGAAACAACGTCATCACGCAGTTGGGCAAGACCTCGGGTCAGACAAGCCAGGCGCTTGCGCAGCTGCCGATGCAGTTCACCGACATCTTCACCAGCCTGCAGGGCGGCATGCCATGGTTCACGGTGCTGGTGCAGCAGGGTGGACAGATCAAGGACAGCTTTGGCGGCATCGGCCCTGCCATTTCTGGTGTGACCTCTGCGATCGTGGGCATGGTCAATCCGTTGACTGTGACGGCTGCTGCTGCTGCTGCCCTGGTTCTCGCCTGGAAGCAAGGCGGGGATGAGCAGACTGCCTACCAGCGGGCGCTGATTCTAACCGGCAATCAATCGGGCCAGACTGCTGAGCGCATGGCAGAAGTTGCCGCGCAAATGGATGCCATTTCCGGTGTGACCACCTCCAGCGCGGCCGCTGCACTGACGCAGGTAGCGACCACCGGCAAGTTCACTGCCGATCAGATGGAAACGGTTGCCATTGCTGCTGAGACGATGCGCGCCGGCACGGGCAAGGCAGTAGACGAGACGGTCGCCGAGTTCGCCAAGATCAAGGCCGACCCGGTCGCCGCCTTGCTTGAGCTCAACGAGGAAATGCATTTCCTCGACCAGACGCAGCTGGCCAATATCAGGACGCTGATTGAGCAGGGGAACCAGGTCCAGGCAGTCGCCGCTGCATTCAAGATTTACGCCGACACGCTTAAGAATCGCGCCGCCGACGTTCAAGAGAACCTGGGTTACATGGAGCGCGCGTGGCGCGCCGTGAAGGGCGCCGCCACGGAAGCCTGGGACACCATGCTGGGCGTTGGCCGTCAGGACACCGCTACGGGCAAGATCAAACAGTTGCAGTCCAACATCGAAGGGCTGAAGAACGGCAGCAATTTCTATGGTGATGTGGCTCCTGCAGCGCGAGCGAAGCTAATCGCGGACTTTCAGCAGCAGATTGCCGAGCTGCAGAAGGAGGCGAACAAGAAGCCGGTCAAGGTGATCATGGCCGGCATCTACTCCGAAGTGGACACAAAACAGGAAGAGGCACGCACGAAGTTCAGGGAACAGGGCGTGCAGTACCTGACCAAACAGGAGCAGCTGGAAAAGAGCATTGTTGAAATGCGCAAGTTGGCGGCGCAAGCGGGCATCACTGACACCAAGATGCTGCAGCAGCGAGAGCGGGCGATGCGAGATGCCGCAGATGCAGCTGGGGCACGCGGTGGTACTGGGCTTGCAACTGCTGGCCGTTCTGCTGGCCTGCAGAGCATCAAGGATGCGTTCACCGCCGAGCAGGCGCAGATCACCACCAGCACCAAGGTGCTGCAGGCGCAGTACCAGGCGCGTGAGGTGACGGCCGAGACCTACTACCAGCGCATGCGTGAGCTGGCCGAGCGGGGCACCGCCGCAGAGGCGCAGTCGCTGCAGAAGCAGATCGACTACCTCAACAGCCGCAACGTCAGCGGCAAGCAGTCGATCGATGTCAACAAGCAGGTTGGCGAGCTGGAGGCGCAGCTGGCCAAGGTGCGCACCGAGGGCGCCGCGGCCCTGCAGGTGTTGTCCACCGAAGAGAGCAGGCTGAAGCAGCAGCGCGAGGACGCGCTGGCCTCCTACAAGGCGGCGCTCAACGCCAGCACCGATGCGCTGCAGGAGGACATGGACGCCATGATCGCCCGGGTTGGCGCGGGTGACCGCGAGTTCGAGATCCAGCAGCGGCTCAATGGCATCTACCGGGAGCAGGCGCAGCGGCTCACTGAGCTCGCACTGCAGAAGAACACCGGCCGAATCGATGAAGCGACTGCCGCGGCCGAAGAGGCGGCGGTGCGTGAAGCTACCGAGCGCCGTGTGCAGGTGATCCGCGATGGGTATGTGCGGATGTCGGATGCGCAGGCCGATTGGGGCAGGGGAGCGGCTGCTGCCTGGGCAAACTACCGCGATGAGGCGAGCAACGCGGCCGGTGCGGTGGAAAGTGCCACCACGTCGGCGCTGACCTCGTTTGAGGACATGGTGGTCAAGGCCACCACCACGGGCAAGCTCAGCTTCACCGACATGGCTAACTCGATCATCGCTGACTTTGCGCGGATCACGGTGCGCAAGGGGATCACCAGCCTGCTGGGTGGGGTGTTCGGTGGCAGCCAGGTGGGAGCCGTACAGCGCGAGTCGATCCCGCTGCAGGGCTGGGACACCGGCGGGTACACCGGGCCGGGCGGCAAGTTCGAGCCGGCGGGTGTTGTGCACAAGGGTGAGGGCGTGTTGACCCAGCGCGACATCGCCTCTATTGGCGGGCCTGGCGCATTTCTTTCCCTGCTCAGCACGATACGCAGCGGCCGAGGTTATGCGGCGGGCGGATTGGTTGGCAGGACCGTGATGCCCGCTGCCGGACGCGGTGGGGGCCAGATGGCTGTGGAGATCAATAACTATTCGGGCCAACCAACGCAGCAACGCGAAGAGCGCAGCCGCGGTGCGGATGGCAGTGAGCTGCGCAAGATGATCATCGACATCGGTGCTGCCGACATTGCAAGTGGCGGGCGGATGGCCGGTGCCATCGAAAGCCGCTTCGACACAAGGCCGCGACGCTGATGGCAAGCCTACCGAGCTATGTCGGCGTGCTTTACGACGCCATCCGCGAGCGGCCCGTGCCCTCAGTCAATCGAACGGAAATGGATCGCGGCCTGCCCAAACAGGAGCGGATCAACTCGCGGACTGTGGTGAATCTGCTGCTGTCCTTCGATTTCTCCACGGAGGATGACGCCACGGCATTCCTGGATTGGTACTTCGATGTGATCAAGGTTGTCGGCACGTTCACGATGGCGCACCCGCGAAGTGGACAGCAAATCACCGCGCAGTTCATCGGCGGAGACATTGGCGAGCTGCGCGCCGTGGAAGGCGTCGATCGCCCGTACCAATGTGACGTGCAGATCGAGTACCTGCGATGAGCACGTTCCAGGAGCGCCGCCAGCGCGTCACCGACACCGACGGACCGCTCGAACTATTGGAGATGACCGCGCCATCGTTTGGTGCAGTCCTGCGCATTGTCAACGACACGCAGGACTGGGTCAGCAATGGCAACCTCTACATCCGCTGCCGGTTTCGGTTTACGCCGCCAGCTGATCAGGCCGGGCAGACACCACGCGCGCAGCTCGAAGTGGACAACGTGGGTCGCGGCATTACCGAGGATCTGGAGCGCGTCCAGCCTAACGAGCTGGTGATGTGCCGTGTCCTGATCACGGATCGTGTGCAGCCCGACGTCATCGCCCGGCGGTTCTACCTGCCGTTGACACAGGTGCACGCTGCCGGCCCGCTGATCACCGCGCAGATTGGCGTGGACTTCTTCATGCGCCAGCAGGCGGTAAAGCTGCGCGCGAATCCGCACACGCTGCCGGGGATCTTCTGATGCGGGCCAGCGAGGTGGAGCGGTTCCTCAACATCCCGTACGACGCTGACAGCTACGACTGCGCCGACCTGGTGATGCAGGTGCAGCGCGAGCTGTTCGGCCGCGACGTGCAGGTGCCGGCGCGGCGCCCGCGTGGTGCTGCAGGGCAGGTGGCGCTGGGCGAGTTGTCCCGTGCATATGCGGCGCCAACCAACAGGCCGGCCGACGGCGACCTGGTGCTGATGTTCGACAAGGGCCAAAGCCGGCCCGGGCACGTCGGCGTCTTCTTCTACCTGGCCCACGAGGGTTGGGTGCTCCACACAACCAGCGCGCTCGGCAGCAGCTGGCTGCATCGGGTGCGCGAGCTGCCGGACTACGGCGCACGGATCGAGGGGTATTACACATGGGTCTGATGACCACGCCTGCTTGCGACGGCCAGTTGGTGCTGACGCCGCATCCGGTGACGCTGGAAGGGCAGCGCCACATCGCGATGGACCTGCAGCCAGGCGAACGCCTGTGCGATTTCCTGCATCGGCACGTGATCGATCTGGACCAGGGCGATTGGTCGGTGTCGATCGGTGGGCGCGTCGTGCCGCGGCATCTATGGGCCTACGTCTATCCGAAGGATGGCCAGGTCATTGAGGTGCGCGGCGCTGTCGGCAGGAATGCGCTGTACATCGTGGCCATGGCCGCGTTGATCTACTTCACTGGCGGCGCTGGTGCGACGTGGGCTGCGGGGCTCGGCACTACCGGTGCGGCGGTTGCGTACACGGCAGCCTTTGTTGCCGGCTCGCTCCTGATCAATAAAACGCTGGGGCCGAAGGTCGAGAGTCCGACCGGCCCGAGTACCGCCGGTACGGTTTACAGCCTGGCAGCGCCGCGGAACCGTCTGCGCCCGTATGAGCCGGTGGGCCTGCTGTTTGGTCGCATGCCGATCGCCCCCGACTTCGCCAGCAAGCCCTACACGTTCTACGAGGGCGACAACCAGTACATCGGCATGGTGCTCACGCCGGGTATCGGCGTGGGTCGCGTGGGCGTGTTCACCAATGCCGGCACACCGCTGTCCAGCTACGAAGGCGTGAGCGTCTACCACTCCGGCTATAGCCAGATGCCGGATGAAACCATTCCGCTTTACAGCAACGTAGACACCACCGACGGCGGCGAGCTGCCGGATACGGCCGATTTCGTTACGCGCACCACCAGCGCAGACACCGTGCGCATCCAGATCAACCTGGAATACGTGCTGGGCGGCGTGGGCACCTCGGGGAAGGCCTACAACGTCTCCGAGACTGTGCAGGTGCAGTATGCGCCGGCCGGCACCGGCATCTGGGCCACGCTGGCCACGCAGACGTTCACTGGCGACAAGCTGGACGTGAGCAAGCGCGCCACGCTGTCGGCGGACGTGGCCAAGGGCCAGTACGACGTGCGCGTGCGTATCCTGGGGCAAGGTAACTACGAGGGCGATAACACCCAGCGCAACGACTTTCAGTGGTCGACGATGGGCAGCGTGCAGGCCGACGCTGCGACGTACGCCGGCCTTGCGCGCAGCGGCATCCTGATGAAGGGCACCGGCCAGCTCAATGGCCAACCCGATGAGTTGGTGGCCGAGCACATCGCCGCGCCGATCCCTGTGTGGCGCAACGGCAGCTGGGTAACGGAGGAGACGAGCAACCCGGGCGCCCACATCCTTAAGTACGTCCGCGGCTATTACGACCAGAACGGCAAGCTCATCGCCGGCATGGGCAAAAGCGACGAGGAGATCGACATCGAGTCGCTGCAGGGCTTCATGGGTCACTGCGAGGCGAACGGCTACACCTACGACTACTGGCTGACCGAAGAGCGCAACCACGACGAGGTACTGCAGGCGATCGCTCTGGTTGGCATGGGGCAGACCAGCTGGGCCGGCGGTCGCCTTTCGGTGGTGTGGGCAGCCGACGAGCAGCCGCTCTCGGGCGTGGTCAACATGGCCGAGATGAAGAAGGGGAGCTTCAGCGTGGACTACACGCTGGCCAGCGCTGCCGACGGGATTGAGTACAGCTACTTCGACAGCACGACCAAGAAGGTCGAAATGCTGCGCGTGCCGGCACCGGGCATCAAGGTCGAAGACATGATCAGCCCGGCGCGGCTGACCGGTGAGGGCATTGGCCGAGAGGCGCATGCGGCCGAGATGGCGCGTTATCACCTTGCTCAGAGCCTGTTCCAGTACAAGGACATCGGCTTTGCGCAGGACTTGCAGTACCTGTCCTATCGCCGCATGTCGATGCTGTCGATCTCCCACGACCTCACACAGTGGGGTTTCGGCGGGCGCATCGTCGCGGCAGAACGTAGCGCGCTACTGGGCACGGTCACGCTGACGCTGGACGAGCCCGTGCCGCCACCAGATGCGCGCAGCGCCTTTATCGGCCTGCGCATCCCGGGCGAGGCGGTGTATCGCACCTTCCGCGTGCGCAACTTCACCGAGGCGACGGACACCATCCAGCTGATCGAAGAATGGCCGGACGATGCGCCGCTGCCGGGTGAGGGTTATGAGGATTCGATGGTGCAGGGAGGCTGGCAGGACAACCCGGCCCATGACACGGTGTGGATCTACGACTTCAAGGCCACACCCGGCCTGCGCGCACGCGTGGTGGTGGTCGAGCCGGAGAGTGATCTCAAAGGCGCAAGCATCAACGTGGTGCCGGAGGGCCCCGAGTTCTGGATTTACGTCAAGACCGGTCAGTACATCCGGCCGGAAAATGGCTCATCGCTGGCAACCAGGCCGATCCTCAGCAACCTTGCAATCAGCGAGGACCAGATAACCACCGGCGATGTCACTGCCACCGATCTGGTGGCCACCTTCGACATCACCGGCCCGTTCGATCACGCCGTGGTGTACGCCTCGGCGTCGGACGGCAATGGCGAGCTGGTGGAGGTGGCGCAGACGCGCACGCGCACGGCGCGGTGGCGCATCCCGCGCGCCGGCACCTACACGATCAACGTGCGTCCGTTCGGCCCGGAAGGGCAGATGGGCGTGGGCGCCTCGCTGATCTTCACGACCATCGGCGCAGACGCGCCGCCGGTGAACTACGACCTGTTCGACGTGGAGGAGATCTCCGGCGGCATCCGGCGCTACACCTGGGGCTTCTGGAACGACACGATCCAGTCGGCCAACCTGGCCGGTGCGGAGATCCGCTACGCCCAGGCCCCGGAGCAGGGCGCGCCGATGCCGGCGTGGGGCGCCATGACGCCGGTAGGCGACAGCGGTTACCACACCGGTGCATTCGACTCGCCCATCCCGTCCTCGGGCAAGTCGACGTTTGCCATCCGCGCGCGCAACACCAACGGCACGCTGTCGGTGGCGGCCAAGTACATCACCAAGACGCTGGGCAAGAACCTGGGCGAGCTGCAGGAGGAGATGCAGCAGGCGATAGACAAGACCACCGAGGAGATCCGCCAGGGCTTCCTGGAAGCGGCGGAGCGCGATAGGCAGATCGCAGAGGAGGCACTGGCTGCGGCGAACAAAGCTCGCGATGACGCGATCGCACACGCCGACGCGCTGAACGCTGCATTGGGCGATCTGGTCAATGCGGACGAGTGGACCTCGACCGCGTCGTATCCGGAGGGCGACTTCGTCCGTTACGACGGGCGGCTGTATCGGGCGCGGGCGGCCAATTCCGGGGTAATGCCGGCCGACAACCCGTCGACCTGGCAGAACGTGGGCAACTACTCCAGCGCGGGTGAAGCGGTCGCCGCTGCCCTTGATATCGCCAACCAGACGGCGAACGAGCTCGAGGCGGAATCCACCCGCCTGGCAGCAGTGGTCGCGCGGTTGCCTGTCGGGAACGGACAGCTCGCAACGTCCTCATCCGTGAGTGACGAGGCGACCGCGCGAGCAAGTGCGGATGGTGCATTGGGACAGCGCACGAGCGTCGTCGAGGCGCGGATGCCGGCCGGGAATGGCGGCCTCGCCACGGCGGCAAGCGTGACGTCGGAGGCAACCGCACGCACCAACGCAGATAGCGCGCTGGGTCAGAGAATCGGCGTCGTTGAGGCACGGATGCCGACCGGCACAGGCTCGCTGGCAACATCGGCGAGCGTGACGTCGGTCGAGACCGCAAGCGCAGATCGGGACACCGCGCTCGGCCAGCGAATTGACAGCACGAACGCGACCGTAGCCGGGAAGGCCGACACCAGCACAGTCAATGCGTTGAATTCCCGGGTCACCCAGATCGGCAACGAGACGACGGCCAACAGCACAGCGGTCACCAGCGTTGTGGCAAAGACCAACGTCAACGGCAACATGCTGGTCAACCCCACGTTCTCACAGGGCGCTCTGGGCTGGACGTTGCCCACGGGCATGTCGATCGCCAATGAGGCGAGGTTCGGCTACTACCTGGCGTTCGGCTTCAACCAGGCCACTGCAAACGGACTCGCAGCGGTGCAGGATCGTGCCGCGCCCGCAGGCACCTACACGGTGGCAACGGACGTGTACCGCAACAGCTCTGTTGGGACGGCGCGCATCGAACTTAGCTACCTCAACTCATCGGGGCAGCCGGTGGGCGGCGCGACAGTTGCAACCGATTCGTCGATCGTAGGGACGTGGCAGCGAATTGTTGCGTCGGCGCCGCCTGCTGCGGGGACGACCACGATTCGGGTGCGCCTGATCTGTGAGCAGACCAACGCCAATGTAAGCTTCCGTCGCGTGAAGCTTGAGGCGGGCGCGGTCTCGACGTTGTACACGGACGAGAACGCGGTCAACACGATGGCCTCAGCGACGCAGGCGCTGGAAGCGCGGATGACGGTCAACGAGAACGGTGTCGCGAGCTACTTCGCTTCCTACACCTGGGCGCTGGACGTGAACAAGAAAGTGGTCGGCATGCGCTCAGTCAATGATGGGGTTCTGGGCAAGATCACCTTCTCTGCTGACGTGGTCGAAATCATCGGCGCCACACCTGGAGGTGGTCGCAACGAGTTCGTCGGCGGGAAGTTCTACGCCTATGCGCCCAACGGCCGCCGTGTGGTGGCGCTTGGCTATGGAGTGACATGACCAACGTCCTGATCATCAACGACGCCGACACGGGCGTCGTGCTGCTGCAGATCACCGATCAAGCCGACTCTGATCTGCTGACACAGCACATGGGCGCCATTGCGATCGCCAGCGGTGGCAATGGCTCGGTGCCGGTACCGGTCACAGGCAGCGCTAACCAGCTGTACTACTGGTTCGTGGCCGACACCGGGGCCGGCAACAGCCTGCTTCCGTATTTCAGTGACGACGGCAACACCATCAGCTGGGTGTCGCCCTCTGCAACGTTGACGGCACGCGCCGGCGGCACCCTGTTCTACGGGAGGTTCTGATGGCCTATGCAATTTTCGAGGCCGGCCCTAACCGCGTTGTCATCTCTGAAACCTGGAAGAACTTGGCGCTGGCGTCGAAGCAGACGATCACGCCCACAGGCAGCGGCGTGCTCAAAATCTGGAGCCTGACGGTCGCCGGCACCAATCCTGCCCTCGCGTTTCTGGGGGAGAGCAATGCCGTGCTCGCCACGCGCACCCAGAGCGGGAACAGTTTCACGTTCACCGGCTTCACCACCAGCGGCAGCTTCACCGCCTACGTCTTCGACGAGCCGAACTTTGGACGCCGGGACTACCTGGTGATCACCAATCCCGATACCGATCAGGTGCATTTCGACGCCACGCTGAAGTACATGAAGGTGCGGGCGCTGCTGCAGGGCAATGCCAATCAGGGCGGGTCGATCACCTTGCCGGCCGGGCGGACCTATGCCGCGCTGGCCGGCTCCACCGGCAACATCATGCTGGCGATTGGCGGCCCAATTGGCGGCGGCCCGCAATGGCAGGTGCAGCAGCTTTGGCGCAAGGGAGTGGTCAACATCAAGAACAATGTCGCATCCATCTCCGCCATCGACACAGCTCAGGATCTGCGCACCGGCACCGACAACAACCCTCAGCCCCCCCCTGGCAACTACGGTCAAGCCTGGGTACGCGCTCCCATCCTCGATGTCACCGGATACTGATCATGGTCACGTGTCACACTGGAAAGAAGATGAAGATTCGACCTCACCATGGGGCCTTGGCGGAAGCCATGGCCAACTGCCGAAACATCGAACCGACACTCAATGCCGTCGTAGAATTTCTGCGCGGTGAAAGCGGTGGGACGTTCGTGGTCACGCCAGACTTGGTCAGTGTCAAGAAGTACGGCAGTGGTTTGGATGAGCGAACCGGTTGGGACACCTATTCAGTGTCCGTGCGCGGTATGGGAATCATGGCGTGGATCGACGGCCCGCTGGAAGGCATGGAGATGGCCAAGTGATCATCAGCGAAAACCCCACCTTCGGCACGCAGACTAAGATTGTGGCGCCGCGCATCGAGATCCGGTGGAACCCGGTCACCAATGATGGCCCGGTCGAATTCCACCTCGAGCAGATGACCACCAAGCCGCACCCCGACGGCTGGACCCAGACGCTGGAGCGCTTCTTCCTGCGCGTGCTGACGGTTCAGATCAGCGACCTGATCGGCCGCAGCTACGAGATCACTGCGCCCTCGACGACGGAGGCCCACCCAGCGACCGGCGCGGCCGTGGAGGTGCCGGGCGAGACGGTCACCGAGCCTGGTGTGCATCTGTTGCTGGGCATCAAGGCGGCTACCCGCGCCGCCTACGATGCAAACGTGGTGACGCCCGATCCGGATGCAGACCCACTCGCGCAGCAGATAACAATCATCTGGAACCCGATCAACGACACGGGCACCGTGACGTTCCATGTAGAAGACCGCGGCGCCGCCCTCGGCGTGCTGGCGGCGCCCATCGCCGACCTGATCGCGCCGACCTACGCCATCCGCTATCCCGGAGCGGAAGCAACCCAGGTGCTGGAGGGCTGGAAGCTCCATGCGATGATCAAGGTGGCAACGGATGCCTCAATCTCCGGCGCTTGGTCGTTGATCAATGAATGATCAAGCGCGTTACTGCAGCGGTTAAATTGTAGAGACTGCTTACACCCAAATAATTTAGTCGATGTAGGGATTTTCCTACATCGATTTTTTGTGCTCGTTCATGCATGATCGCGGTTAGGGCATTGGAGCCCATAAGATCATCATTTAAGGGGGTGGGAAGGATGTCGATGCAGCCGCGCATAGTTTGGAGAAATGCTTATCTGAAGCGGGTAAAATTCAATTACGGGCGACGTAAGAATCCCCCGATACATAAGCTAGAAGATTTACTGCTTGCTGTAAGAGCTGCGACTAGCGGGTGGGCCGATCGACATTGGCCGGTTAGGCCGGCGGGTGCTCCTCCGCCAGATGCAGGGACGCGCTGCATGTATTTTGGCGAGATGAAGCGGCGACGTGTTCAGACAGATGGGTCTGGTGGAGGATTTTTCTTCACTGTTGGCTCTTATGTGTATGGCCAGGGGGAACATCAGATCGCCGTTGATTTCCAAGGACCTGATCCGAACATCATGTCCGGGCCACTATACGATGCTGATGGCCTGCAGCGCTCTATCTTGCATGAGTTTAGGTGCGTCGCAATCGGTGAGACTCTCATCGTGCAAAATGAACAAGGAGGGGGAGGTCTTCCGGCCCTTGCGCATTTCCTTTCCAACATTTTCAGGAAGTATAGCGGCGTAGTGGATGTTCCCTCGCTCACGTTCATGGATGTTTTTTCAAACGATCTACGGAAGATCATTGAGCAAGGTGGCGGCGTAAAAAGTATGCAGGTTAGAGTGATTCATGGGGCGCAGCCAACAGAGGCTTCCACCCTTGCGATTGCAACCCCTCTTTATCAAGCCAAGGAGGCGGTGGCTAATACTGGGAAATTAATCGTTAAGTGGGAGGCTGAAGATGATGATGGGCTTGATGTAGATACAGTGATTGATACTTTCAATGCTGGACGTGCATTGGTTTCTGACCTGGACAAGGTCGACCTAGAGACTATGAGTGGTGGTCCAGTACGGAATGTGGGAAAATACAAAGCCAAGTCGGAGATACCCGTCACTATTGATGCTAACGGTATCGAGCACAAAAATGAAATAAAGCCTCTCCTGTATGGGTATCTGGATGAGCTCAGAACGCCGGACGATGATGATTGGCGTTTAATCGATGATTCCGGAATGTTTCTCTCCGGTCGAGTTCTTACAACTTAATTAATATACGGAAAATGTGATGCTCCCTCATGATGTCAAGTCAGCTTTTGCTACTCTGAAGCATCTGCGCGCTCGGGTGGGGGAGCATCGAGAGACACGGGCGCAATTCATTTTCGCTGCAATATTGTTGGTTGCAGGTATCTTGCTGACTTGGGCACTAGTTCCCGTTGCCCCTGATTTAGAGAAGGATGGCGTTGCTTCAGGGATGCTTGCTGTTGCGGCGGGCGCACTTGCGTATGCGGCTATCTTAATCGGGTTTGTAGTGAATTTAATGCTTTTCAGTGGGCGCCTAGAAAATCCTGATTCCTACAGTCCTGAGCAACTAGATATAATGGTTCCTAGGCTAAGGTATCTTTTGTATTCGCAAATGGTTACATTGTTTGCAGCTATCGGTTTGTCCGCTATGACGCTGGTCGGAAGTCTGGTGGTCGCTGCGGAAGTCGGCCGCGTTGCTTTGTCGCCGATTCTTTTGTTATCTGGCGGATTTGCCTTTCTCTGCGTTGTGAGAACCGCGCTTCTTCCGTTGCAAATATATGAGCTCCACGAAACTTCGTTTGGCTCGATGTTGGGCTCTAGTCGAAAAGTGGCAAGAAGCCGTCATGCGCCACGTCAGCACGAGGAGGATTGAATGTTGACGATGGAGGCGATGTGTGTACGGCTCACCTTGCAATATTTGCGACTGTGGGTGGCCTAGAGGGTCTCACCTAAGGTGATGCCCGAAGAAAAACCCTACATAGCTTTGCGTTTGTGGCTGATTCTTTCCCAGCGCGCCGTCGCGTAGCCTTTTGAGTACCGGACGCGGGGCCATAGGCTGCTCACCCGCGTGGCGCCTGAGCAGCGCCGATCCGGCCCACTAGACGAATCCGTCCAGATCTTCGCGGGTAAGTACTCCTAGGCGGTGGCCCCACGATGCGACTAGCTCGACAATCACCGTCGCCTCGGCAGGGAACGCGTACAGCAGCTCCGCTTCGAACTGATTGAGCACTTCCAGTGGCTCCGGCGCGCACGCCAGCCGCTGCCGTAGCTGTTCGAAAAGGCTGGGGGGTGGGGTGTTATCCATGTCGGCGGATTCTACGAATGCCTGTCTCACGCCTTGAGACGGCCCTGCCGATACTGCGGGCATGGACAGATCCCAACTCCGCACCCATCTGGAAAACCTTGATGCCGCAGTGCCGGCGCTGCTGAAGAGCAGCCCCGACCGTTGCCACTTCTGGCAGGCCTTCGCCGGCATGGCAGACGTCATTGAGGACGGCGCCATCACGGGCGAGGATGCCCAATTCGTCTCCCGGCGGCTCGATGAGATCTTGGCCTGGCATGGCCTCCAAGATACCGACCGCGACTGTTGAGAGGCGGCCATGTGTTACTCCGCGTTGATCCGAGCCGAGTTCAAAGAGTTTCAGCGGGCGTTCGGTGCCGTGATGGACATCGAGACCTACGTGAAAACCTTCTGGTGGGGCGAGGGCGCCCAGGCGCGCCGGATCAAGGCGCCACGTGCAATGGTGCGTGAGCTGCTGGAGATTGGCCCGCCCGACCTGCAGGACAACCTGCGCGCGGCGGACGCGGCCGAGGCAGACACGCTCACCCGTGAGATCTTCGACCAGAAGCGCCGTGTCGGCGATGCCGAGCGGGCGCTGCAGGTCAGGGAGACGAAGAAGGCACGCGAGGACGTGCGCATTGGCACGAACAAGATCCAGCAGGCCCAGCGGCGCCTCGAAACGCTCAAGGGCACGCGGGGGCAGGACGACAGCCGGATATTCCCAGGCGTCTATTGCCCGGTGCTGGTGGTCGAGAACGGCCAGCGTGTCGTCAAGCCGATGCGCTACCAGTGCCGCCCGGCCGGCACGCCGGCGGTGTATGACCGGAAATTCCCCGGCACGTACAACGCCCGCCGGGACAACCTGGAAGGGTTCTGGCGCCGGCAGTTTGGCTACACCCACGGGCTGATGGTGGCGGACCGGTTCTACGAGAACGTCGAAGGCCCAGACGGGCAGAACCAGCGCATCGAGTTCGTGCCGCGCACCGGCGAGCCGATGCTGGTGGCGTGCCTCTGGTCGCACTGGCGCGATCCCGCAGGCGTCGAACCCGACCTGCTGTCGTTCGCCGCGATCACCGATGAGCCGGAGCCAGAGGTCGCCGCCGCTGGCCATGACCGGACGATCATCAACATCAAGCCCGAGCACGTCGACGCCTGGCTCAATCCGGATCCGAGCAACCTGGGTGCTCTGTACGCCATCTTCGACGACAAGCGGCACCCGTTCTACGAGCACCGGCTAGCAGCGTGACCTGCAGCACCCACATCCAGGATAGATAGCCATGCCATCACGATCTGCACATCGCGCCGCGCTTCAGCGATCTAAGGAGCCCAGCGTCATTGCTCCCGAAGGTGTGACGCTACCGTCTCTCCCTCGCGGTATGAACTGGAACAACCCTGTCATCGGCGATAAATTCGAGCGGGAAGAATGGAACCTCTTACGTATCGGTCCAGGCGGGGCAGACGTCCTGGCAAGGGTTCGGCGGAATGGGGCGACTGAGGCAGATGTTTCGCTGATGATCGCCGGAAGCCCAGTGATACCGCCGGCGGTGACGCTGCCGGTCGCTCAAGCTTTCGAGGTGGCGGCCGAGTTCGCACGTAACTCGGCTAGGTAATCCCCTCATCGCACTGTCCGGCCAAGTGGAGGCTTGATTTTTTTTGAGCGGCGAGTGTCCTGGTAGCGCACCCCTATCTCCGTCACCAAGTACCCGGGTCGCTTCCAGTCTTCTAGGCTGAACGTCCAGCACTCCTTCAGCAGGCTCGGATGGGTATGCACGTATGGCAGCCCATCTCGCTCGACGAAGCAGCTGTACCGATCATGGTAGGTGCGGATGTCCACGGCATGCTGACCCTGCTCTGTGCGGATTGTCCCGCACACTTCCGCGCGCAGGTCCGCTGTGAACTTGTTCAGCTTTGGCGCTATGCGGAGGATGAAGTCATCCATGCTCTCACCTGGTTGGGAGAGCTCAGTGGACAGGTGTGTCATCCGGTGGGCTGCGCTTGCTGGGCTGATCCAAATGGCCCAAGTCAGTAGCAAAAGCTTGAGCCAATTCTGCACCAGTGCCGGCTTGTCATGCCGCGTCAGAGCCTTCTGTTTCAT